TACCCGCACGTATCATTATATAAGGGACTCCTACTCTCTCACACCCAAACCCATATAGGACAAAAGTGATGCTATATGCTAAATTCTTGACATCCCTGACAGATATAATATCTTTAATAGATTAGTTTCATTCACAAGGAGTATTATGGCTAAAGCTAAGACCAGTAAAAAGGAAGCACCTAAGGTAGAAGTAGTAGAGATGGTCACTACTTCTGAGTTCCACAGCACTGGGGAAGAAGGGAATTTCCCTCCTCCAGAGACAAAGGCTCGTTTTCAGTCTGTTGCAACCGATTCTAATGGTAAAACTTGGGAGAGTGCCTGGCATGATACTCAGGAAGCCTCGGAGAAGGATGCATCGGGACAGGTCAAATGAGATAGCTGATTGGCAAATTAGGCTGGGGGATCCCTACCTTCAGCCTTTTAGGGGTAGTACTTTACATAAGAACTGCAGGAGACTTACGAGTGGAGAAAGAAAAGCCTGGGATCTCAAACAAAAAACAGAAGGGAAGAAGACCCTTCAAATCAAGGCACGCAAAAGAAGTAAATCTTGCATTGATAAAGACTGAGTTTGAGGGAGGGTTACTGACTCAGGCTCAGATATGTGAAAAATACGGAATGCACCGTGCGACTTTGCATAGGTGGTCAGTGTCGAATGGATGGGAGTATGCCTCCAAGAGGGAGAGAGCACTTGTTGAGATGCAGACGGCACTTGTCAGGAGGCTTGGTCAACGAAGGGCGGAGATTTCGGATCAGCATCTTTTGGAGCTGAATGATATTAAGTCTCAATTGTTTGAGTGTACGAACGTAAAGGAGGCATCTCTTCTTTCTTCCAAAGCAGATACTTTGGTTAAGCTTATAAAGGCAGAGCGTTTAGCACTTGCTATGCCGGACTCCTATAGATATATCGAGCAGAAGAACGAGAATGTCTATAGAGTAGAGGATGCATTAAAGGATATTCAGACTATAGAGCACAATGGTTCAGATAACTGGGATATACATTTAGGTCAAAATGGAAAAGTCTTTGAAACAGAGAGAACAGCTAAGGGGGTATATGTCGGACACAGTGAAGAAGGAGGAAGAAATCAGCATTCAGTCATGGGAACAGACTAGGAATGCTCTTGGTAATCTTCTTTGTGTAGCAACTCTAACCTGGTATATGAAAATTCCTTGGGATGAAGCTAAGGAGAGGCTGGAATTGGCAGGTGGTTGTGGTGATTTCTGGGTAAAGCTTGCAGATGCTGCTGCTTCTGCGGTTGAAGTGGCAATATATGAGGATGAAAAAGCTCAAGAGAAAGAAGCGGAGGCTATAGAGATGTTGGAAAAGGAAGTTGAGGAGGAGAAAAATAAGGTGGTCAACTGATGGGAGGAGAAATGGAAAGGTGGTATGGGGAAAATGAGAGGCGGCATTCCAATATATGGAAGCATGGCTATGTATTCAGGCAAACCAGAAAAGATTCTTGTATTATCTAAGATCAATGCACCCTTTCTCTTTGGTGATATCATACATCAGGAAGTTCCTAACATACCTTTACCGGAATTTACGGGATATCCTGGATTATCTAAAGAGGAAATTAGGGAACAAGAGTATTTAGAGGCAATTGGCATTCTACACAAGAGGATGGTCGAAACATTCGAGGAAAGGAATGAGACCAGTAAGTAGAGGTCGCAAGCATGGGATGAACGGTTTGGAGGATAGGTACTCCAAGTGGCTTGAAGTCTTGAAATACAGTGACCAGCTTGTTGATTGGAAGTTTGAACCTATGGGGTTGAAGCTTGCAGAGATGAAATGCTTCTATCATCCCGATTTTATTGTAGTAAAGGATCATTTTGAATTCCATGAGGTAAAAGCTTTCTCGAAAAAGACAGGCAAACCGAGGTATGAGGATGATTCAATAGTCAAATTGAAGGTTGCAGCCCGTCAGTTCCCTTGGTTTATATTCAGAATGGTCTGGTATGATTCGATATTAGAGAAATGGCAGGAAAAGGAGATGCAGGCGTAGGAAATCAGCAGCAACAGCTTCAGTCTTTGCTGAACAAACTGCAGGATCCTCTTATATACTTCTCTTATGCACTGAAAATCGTTGAGTTTGGAACAAAAAAGCTTGTTCCTTTCAAATTAAACTCAATTCAGCGCATTCTTCACTCAATTGCAGAGAAACAGCTGGATGATCAAGGGCAGGTACGCATAATTGTGCTTAAAGCAAGGCGTGCAGGCATCTCCACCTACATTCAGGGCCGCATGTTCCGTCATGCAGCCACTCATTTTAATAAAAAAGTACATATAACTACTCATTCAAGGGAAACAACACAGGAAATGTTTGGTATGGCCCGTATATACGAGCAGAACTACCCTGCTATCATCAAACCTGAGATGTATTACTCAGGGAAATCGGAATTATGGTGGGGTTCAAGGGAAGGAGGAGGGTTAAACTCTTCTTATTCTCTTTCTACAGTGGAGGGCGCAGAGGTTCGGGGTGCTGCAATTGATCTTTTGCATTGTTCGGAGGTGGCAAGTTGGGGGAAAGGAGCCTCTGAGTACGCCACTGGGTTGATGAACTGTGTGGTTCAAGGGAATGACACAGAAATATGGGTGGAATCAACTGCTCAGGGTGTAGGTAACTGGTTCTACAAGGAATATTGGAGAGCTGACAAGGGAGAATCAGCATTTGAAGTGGCATTCTTTCCCTGGTATATGATGGATGAATATCAAATAGCATTTGGTTCTGAGGAAGAAAAGGAAGAATTTGCAGAAGATGTAGGTAAAAACATCAGATATGGACTGCAGGAAGAGAAAGATCTACTTAATGCAGAGACTAACTATGTCCTGAATGATGGAACGGTACTTGATTTCAGTATAAGTCTTGAGAATCTGAAGTGGAGAAGGTTCATGATAGATGGGAATTGCCAGGGTGATCTCACCATATTCCATCAGGAGTACCCTACTACGCCTAGAGAAGCGTTTGTCGCTTCAGGACGCTCTGCTTTCGATGCAATAACTCTCTCGAAGTGGTGGTTCAGGACTGAGGAGAGGATTAAGATAACTCCACCTGTTCTGTATGATGTGCCTGTAAATGAGTTCAAAGACGAATACGGGTCTGAAACTATGCGGTATTTCCTAAGAAAGCATCCAGAAGGCTCAATGACTGTCTGGAACCCACCGCAGGTGGGCCGTCAGTATCGTATGGGCGTGGATGTCGCTGAAGGAATACTGGTTGATGGCAGGGATAGTGACTATTCTGTGGTGGTAGTCCTTGATGCAGAAACATACGAAGAGTGTGCAACATGGTCAGGAAGAATAGACCCAGACCTTTTGGCATGGATCGTATGTTCTATAGGGTACTGGTACAACAATGCACTTGCTGCTGTGGAGAATAACAATCACGGATTGCTGACTTTGAAGTTTTTATCCACAGTACACAGGTATGATAATATATATATAGAGAAGGCTCTTGATGAGAGGGGACAGCGTCAAAAGAAGAAACTGGGATTCAGTACTAATATAAAGACAAGAAAGTTAATACTGGATCATTTGAGAAGATTGATCAGGGAAGATCAGATTGAGATATGGTCTAAGAAGACGATAGATGAACTTCAGACTTTTGTAGTCCATGCAGATGGCAAGGAAGCTGCACAATCGGGTAGTCATGATGATAGGGTTATGTCTTTAGCCATAGGATCATATATGTGCCATATGATGCCTCATGATCCATCTTTGTCGTTTAATCATTCTTCATATCGCAGAGAGTATTTTATCCCAGCTTAGTTAATTTACTGTTACCTAACAAATTCATAGGGTTGACAGATAGTAGTATGGCTGAGAGAATCTAGCCATTATCTATATGTGTTGGTTGGTTGTAGATAATACTTCCTTCTGGTCAGGGCGGGTGATCTCCCGCCCGCCCTTACGACTCACTAGATGCTGAAATAAGGAGAAGCAATTATGGTTTACGGGAAACAGGTTAAGAAACAAAAGAAAAACTATAAGAAACAGAATAAGAACTAAATGGCTTTAAGTGAGCTGGAACGCAATCAGGCCGAAGAAGAAGAAAATTCCGAGATACCTCCTGATAGGTTAGGAGCTTTAGTACAGGATCTTTACAGGGATGCAGCCAGCGATAGGCTTCCGTATGAGGATATATGGAGTGCAGCCTGGCACGCATGGAGAGGAGAGTTTTCTAATGTACACACTAAAGCTATTGAACTGGCTAAGGAGAGAGGTATTTACGTTAATCTTACAAGACGTAAGGTTCAGGAAGCAAGAGTCAAGTTAACCAATTCAATACTTCAACATGGTAAGATCCCCTTTAAAATCAAACCGTCAAGAAGACCGAGATTTCTTGCTCCAGACCTTTTGGAATCTGAGGAACCGTATGAAGAGGCAGTTGTTAGGGCATCGAATTGCGAACAAAGGATCAGAGATATCCTTGATAAAAGTGATTATGAAAACACAATTATACGAGCTGTTAACGAACAGTCTCTCTATGGTTCGGCATGTACGAAGTCGATTGTCCTTAGGACGGTTGACTTTCCTTTATACCGTTCTGTTAGACGAGATCCGCTTTTGGAGATGGTGGAAGAAGCCGCAGAATCAGAATTAATACCACATATAGAATGGATAAGTATTTGGGATTTATTCCCGTCTCCCGGAGCAACATCGAAGATCGACTTGGATTACGTAATCCAGAGACGTTATATGTCTGCATCCGAATTAAGGGAGATGGCGATTCGGTCAGATGGTCAGATTGATATAAATTTAGTAGAAGATTGTATTGATAAAGGCGAGGGTCTGACCGAGACGGATCAGGGTAATAGCAGCCCACAACGAACATGGGGATCTAGTGTACGAGTTAAAAAGTTTTGTGTTCTCGAATTATGGCATAAAGGATTGGGACGGGAAGATGTTCGTGACTATATGGATATTGATACTGATGAACCTGTTTATCTACCTGTCGTTGTCACTGTGCTTGGTAATAAGGTTCTGCGTGCTATAGAAAATCCTTTTGATGGAAGATTACCTTATGATTTCTGTTATTGGATGGAGCAGGAGGACAGTATATGGGGGACAGGAATATATGAGGCGATAAGAGATGATCAAGCAATGATCAACTTTATATATGGTTTGATCATTGAGGGTAAAACAATGTCATCTCAGCCTATGATAGCAATCAATCCAAATGCTTTTGATGCAACCTCGGATGATTTTTATGAACTCTACCCAGGTAAAATCTTCAGACTTAAATCGGGTGAATCGGTTAATGATGCGTTTAGACCAGTTATTATCCCCGATGTTACAGCAGGCTTAGTAGATCTAATAAAGATCATAGAAAGAAATACAGATCTAAGTTCAGGTCAAGTCCCTATCGGGATGGGAAGCGGAGCACAGTATCAGACAAAGACTGCTACTGGTATGACCATAATGGATCAGAATTCACAGCGTCTTACCTTATCTGTAGTAAGATCGCTGAATGATATGATCAATAAGAATATTACTGCGATATATAACTGGTTGATGGTGGATAGTCAGGATATGGCGATTAAAGGAGACTTTGAAGCTCAAGCTAAGAGCTATGATCAGTTCATGGCTAGAGAGATATCAATCAATCAGATCCTACAATTCATCCAGACTATTGGGCAAGTCCCGGAATTAAGACCTAGTGTTGATTTTTCCAAGCTGGCGCAGCCGTTACAAATGGGGTTTGGTTTGGATATTGAGGGATTGATAAGGACAGACAAGGATATAGAACAGGAAATGATGAAAGAGCAACAGGCTGATGCCGCAAAAATAAAGGCAGAAGCTCAAGCTGAAGTTCAAAAGACTGAGGATATTGCTGTTACTGAAGAAAAACAGGCACTAAGTGCGGATATACGCAAAGGAATTATACAGGAACGTCTTGCCAGAATTAAAGAAGGTGAGTCTATGGAGATATCAATACAAGAAGAACTAGGTGACGCTTCTCTGATATTAGCAGAGGAGGTTGCTCAAATGAATGCTATTCAGCAAAAACAAGCAGGCTCCGCCAATAGACAGGGAGAAATTGGAATTCCTCCTGAATTTGCAGGAGGATCCCCGATGGCAGGATCTGCAGAAAATATTGGAGGGCCGCCTCTTTCATAAGCTTGGGAAACTCTCTGAAAAGCCCATAGTGGAAGGAAAGGAATTGGCTCATTTTAACGCTCTTATTGGTGAGATTCGAGAACTCAGGGAAATCCTAGACCTCGAAGGAATCATCCAAGAGCATTTGATTAACCCCACATTAGGTTAAACTGATGATTGAACAAGATGCTCCTCCTTTTGGAGAACAGCCACTTGATGCGCCTGCTAATGCGGAACCGCATGTTGATTGGGAAAAGCGATACAACGATCTACGTCCTCATGCAGATCGTACTACGACACAACTTAATGATGCTACTAAACGAAGCCAAGAGCTGGAAACGGAACTTGCAGTGCTCAAAAGAGAACGTGAAGTAGAAATCCTAAGGACTCATGCTAAACCTGCATCTGACCCATACGATGAAGAAACATGGTACTCGGATGACAATAAGCGAGTCTTTAATGATTTCCCCGAAGTCTTTGAGGCAGGTGACAGACGCTATGAAAGAATGGTCAATAGGGCTATTAGCGATGCTCAGGGTAAAATTGAAGAGCGAATTAAGTCTGAAGTAGATAGTCGTGTCGGCAAGGTGCAGTCCGATTTTAATAAGATGAGGAGACAAAGCTATTTCGATAATGCAATAGGTGCCAATGTCTGGCCTGAAATAGAAGAGAATGCAGACTTTGTAAACTGGGTGAACCAGGACGAGGAACGTGTTCTTAAAATGACTGAAGGGTCTGACCCTATGAAAGTCAATGTATTCAGAGATTTTATTGCAGTTATGGGAAGCGCACAGGGTGGTGAACAGGTTGAACGCCGCCAGCAGGTTTCTAGTGTGATGGGAACATCTCCACCGAGTGTCCGTCAAACTGGAGGTCAACAATTATCAGGTCAACAACTGTGGAATCAGATGGCTCAAGAAGAGAGTTCTAATCCGAAACAACAGTTACAAAGTTTTTAATATAGTTTAAAAG